TGAGGTAAAATGTTAAAGAAGAACCACCGCCTGATGAAGCAGGGAAGTTAGCCAAGCTACCATCACCTCTCACATATTGTGATACAGTACCTGCTCCTGTAACCGCTATATCTCCACTACTTGTAATGGGACTATTCGCTACACTAAATGCGGAAGGCATTGTTAAGCCCACGCTTGTAACTGTTCCAGTTGGTATTGTCGGAAGGTTGTCGAGGTCGTTATAGTTGTTGCTGAAACCAACCGCGCTGATGCTGGTGATGTCAGCCTTCAAAAGTATTTCTTCTTCGAGTGCGTCAATGGCTGCTTCAATGTCTATAATAGTTTGACAATCACCAATCGTTTCGCAGGTTAATCCACTTGCTTCAAGTAAGTACCAACCGCGCACTCCTTCCTCGTCCGTTCCGTAGTAATAGTTTGGTGCTGGTGTTGCCTCATCATTCACTAACGACACGTTGCCGTTCTCGTCGCGTGTAATTGAATCAATGAACGTTAAGATTGAACCCGTACCACCGCTTCCGCTTTCAAAAAAGTCGTTCCACTCCGCAGGAATTGAACACGCGTCCCAATAATAAGGAACAAGCAATTCAAGACTAATCGTCCAACCTGTTAACGTGTTGTGAAATTCTTCAAGGAAGGGTTCTAACGTGACATTTTGCACCGTGATTAAGTCGCCAAACAAAACGCGGTGGTTTGTTATCTCGGCAACTAAATCTTCAGCTATGCGTTGAAGGTCAGAAAGAACCTCACGTTGAAACTCAACCTTGTCGTCTTTATCTCTAGGAAGATCCGCAAGGACAATCTGAAAAGAGAATGTCTTAGTACCTTTTGCGTAAGTAACGTTCGAAGGTACAACGTGCATAAATGGATATTCGGTAAACTTTTCAAGGTCTGCCGTGTCAATCTGACCATGTGAAAAGGTCTTAAGAATAAAGTGTCCAGAGGCAAATGCCTTGAATCTATCTATAAGTGCGTTGTAGCTTTGTACGTTCGACATAATTGTAGTCTATTAGGTAAGTCATATATGTAAATATCTCCCACGCGCTTTTTTCCGTAATTGAATCTAATTTAGTTATGTCACGTCCGCATGCTTCCATGAAAAGGTGATACCAACCGTATCTTCCAAGCACATGATTTAAGTTGTCTCTGTCTTCAATTGCTCCGTCAGTTCCTCCGTCAACTTCTGTACTTCCTTCTCCAAATAGTCTAGCGAAGTGTTGCTTAGTTCGTTGAGCAAAGTCGAAAAAAAAAGCATCGCACCATTGAATTGTTCAAGCGTCATCTGCTCAACGTAGCCTTCAACGAGTTCTCTGTTTTGTTTGCTGTGTGGGACGATTGTATACTTTGAACCTACGCGTTTGTCTATTGGTCGGTAAAGCGTTCCCATTATTTTGACCATGTTCTCACCTACATTTGCAGCCCACGTTGAAATGTCAGCGTACTCACCCATTGAGATAGAATACAGGTCAGGAATGAAACCAAAGTCCTTGTCTTTGATTGTTATCGTTTCAAAGAACTTTGCGCTTTCGTTAGCGAGTGTATCTTCAAACGCTCCTAACAATGTCGGCAAATGTTGGAAGGGAATTTGTTCCGCTTGTTCTTTCAGTAGGTTACTAATGCTAACCAACTTGTCGATGTCGTTCTTCGCTGCGTGGTAGTCAACGTATTGCTTGACGCTTATTGAAGAATAGTCAGCAGGTATACTTACTTTTATACTCATATTCGTAACTTTCGTAATGGTTTAGTAATTTTCGTAATGGTTTAGTAATTAAGATCCGCAATAAAGACAACCTTCATCGTCGTCGTCGATAGTGTTTGCTTCTTCGTGTACGCGTATGGCTTCCATGTGTACTTGTTCCTTCGTCCATTCGGGGTGGAACATCGCAATCTGCGAACGCAAAAAGTTCAATTTGTTTTCGCTCATTTTATTAATTGTTCAATGTTTATTTCGTGATGACTAAGTAGTGCGCGAAAGTATTCGAATACTTCTTCAATACCTTCTTGATATGCGCCTTCCTGTCGCTCATTGTATTTCGTAAACTTGCGATATCCATTCATTTCAATTTCCCAAAGTAACGAAGCCATATCACGAGCCTTTGTTGCTCTGTTGAACTCCACCCGATCGTTGGAATCTGAAAGGTCAAATGTCAAAGTTGCTTTGCTCATAACTTGTCGTTTATGATTATTTGTATCGGTTCGCTGTTGGCTCCTGTTAACTCTGTCATTTGTTTTGGGTTACCAAACGCACGGCTTAACAATGTTTCCAACGAATACAACGAACCCTTCTTTAACGAAGTCATCATTGCGTTGGCTATTGTCTTTTCAAGTATCGTTGCGCGTGGGTTATCCCAAACGCTTTTCAGTTCGTCCATATCCATAGCCATCATAGCTTGTATGGTGTCGTTTATTTCGCTCAACTTGTAACCGCTTTCCTTCAACAACGAAACGTATTTCTTCGGTCGTCCGTTGGGGTTGCCGCTTTCTCCTTTCTTGTATGGTATTAAATGTTCTTTGCTCATTCTGTTATTGTTCTGTTTTAGCATACGTTTGACCGTTACGCTTTACGCTCAACGAAGGGTCTAGTTTCAACATTCTATCTATTATCACTTGACAATACTTTGGGTCGAGTTCCATTCCATAACACTTGCGATTAAGTTGGTGCGCTGCAACCATTGTTGAACCCGAACCCAAGAAAGCATCTGCAACTATTTCATTTTCTTTTGAGCTGTTTTGAATTAATGGAGCCAATAAAAGTATTGGTTTCATTGTTGGGTGTTCTGTGCTTCTAGTTGGTTTGTCGCAATGTATTATTGTTGACTTGGTTTTATCGCTTAGCATTTCAGTAAGCATTTTTTTCATTTCGTCTTTTGTAAGTTTTTTAATATCTATCTTGTCTTCTATTACGGTTGTATGATTTCTTTCGTTTGTAAAATAATGAGCAGCTCCTTCCTTCCATCCGTATAAACAAAGTTCGTGTTTCCATTGGTAATCTTGCCTTCCCATAACCATTGAATTTTTGACCCACACAAGGTATTGTTTTAATAAAAGTCCTGAATTTCTCATAGCTGTTGAGAAGTTTGCGGTTTCTGTCGAGGCGTGCCAAACATACCAAGCACCGCCCTTTTTTGTGTAGCTTCCTAACGCTGTGTAAAAATCATATAAAAATTGGTAGAAATTGGAATCGGACATATCATCATTTTGTATTGTTAAAGCGTCCTTTGTTTTTCCAATGTAAGCAATATTATACGGAGGATCAGTCATAACCATGTCGCAAAGTTTTTCATTCATTACTTTGTCCCAAGTGTCTACTTGTGTACTATCTCCACACAACAAACGATGTTCGCCTATCTCAAATAAATCTCCAATTACAATGTTGGTATTTATTTCATCTGGTATTTCGTAATCATCTTCTTCAACTTCTATTTCTTCTTCAACTATTAAATCTGAAGGCAAGTCTAAACCCCACTGGTCCAATTGTTCCGCGTCCCATTCGTTTGCTAACGCATCCCAGTCCCATTCACCAAAACCAACATTGTCTTTAATAATAAAGGCGCGTTGTTGTTCTTCGTTTAATTCAGATGCTTTGATAATTGGTATTTCTTTAAGTCCTGCTTCTTTGCACGCTTTCAATCTCATGTTACCACCAAGAACAATCATATCTTCATTTACGACTATTGGACGTAATTCCAACATTTGTGGAAGTTCTTTGATTGAAGCAACGAGTTTCTTGAATTTATCGTCCTTAATAATTCTTGGATTATTAGGATTAGATTTTACTTCGTTGATAGGGACAGTTTGTGTCTTCATATAAGTTAAATATATTATTGTGCTAATTTACTTCAGTTGTTCCTTTTGTGTCACTAAACTTATTGACTGTCTTAAATGTGCAAAGAAAACAAAACAAACAAAAACAAAAAGGTAAAACAAAAAGAAAGAAAAGAAAAAGTCTCCCCAAGAAAAACAAACTGTCTTTGCTCTTAAAAGAGCAGTTGCGCGATCCAAGCATTGATGTATTGCAAGTGTAGTCATTGGTTACTTCGCTGTGACTTACGAAGGAGGTTGTTGTTCTTATCCAGTTTGTTTCATTTACTTAAAAAATATACCCCCAATTGTTTCTAGCCGCCAAGCAAAAACAAAAGGGGGTAATAAGTTATTACTTGGCTATACAAATATACGTTTGTACTTCTAAAAGTTGCCTAAGAAGTTTTAAGTTCTTAATTGTTCAAATCAACATCGACATCTTTCATTGATTCAAGAAACGTATTGATGTCTTTCTTAACGCAAGGCGGACACGTTGAACGCTCGTTGAACGCTCCTGTGGCTTTATCCTTAAAATAATAAAACTTTAACATATCTTTCTGCTCTAAACGTCCCTGAGCCTTCATATCGAGCAAGAATCGTTTGAACTCTATTTGTTCGTCCATTGAAAGAACACCGTTCCATTTAGACGCTGGACAAGATGCGAAGGCGAGTTTTGCTTTGACTGGCATGACACAACCACATAACTTAATTGACTTCTTGCGGAATAGAACTTCAGTTTCTACTTCGTCGCCTAAAATTAAAGTACCGCACGACTGCGTTGAAGGTTCGAAGAATTTGCAAGCACGACAAATGTCTAACCTGCGTTTGTACTCATTGTGTTTTGCGAATAACATTTGCTCTTATTTTTTGTTTGATATTATCAATGGTTCGGTAAAGGAATGGAGTAGGTATTCCCGTCTGTTTGGATAGTTCACGATAGGTAAAATCTTCAAGTATGTATTCCTGAAAGATAAGACGCTCAAACTCGCTCAACCTACTTATAAGAATATCCAGTTGCTCGTTGGTCATTCGTGCGCCGAGCCAAGTCTTGTCCACTTCGTGCGCATAGTCTTTGAAGTCGCGGCGGTTTCTATTCCAGGCTATTGTTTGTTTATAGAAAGGCGACGTTGGACTGTTGACCGACAAATACATAACGCGAATAAGATAAAACTCAAAGTCGCCTGTGTCAATTAGGTTTTCAATGTGTTTACTACCAAACATAGAAAGCAAAGAGTCGTGCAAAAGATCCTCGTAGTAATCTTCGCCTCGCGAAATGTTCTTCGCAAGTTCTTTGAACTTTTTATAGTTACCTTCTATGTAGTGGTCAAGTGTCACATGTTAAAGTATTCGTCTATTATCTTTATAGCTTCCTCGCTACCTTTACAAATATAAGAACAATAACCTCTGTTTCTTAATTGTTCCTGCCAAGCTATTTGCTCGGGTTCTATTTTACTTCCCTTTACTTTCTTCATTTCAATTGCAAGACCGTGAAATTGACCGCGCGACTCGTATATGAATAAGTCTGGAAACCCTTTGACATATCCTGCCTTTGCCATTTTGATTCTTTGCGAATCGCTTGTCCACATTCCACCTGCTGAAGCACAATACAACGCGTCGGGGTATGCTAAACGAAGGTACTTAATTACTATTTCTTGTTGGTTTTGTTCCGATTCGGGTGTTATTTTACGCTTCACAACACTTTTTTTATAAGTTTTCTTAAAAGTTTTCACGTTCATTTTCAATTAGTTAGAAATTATTTTCAATTTATTTTCATTTTTTTGTTGTGTATTCAAAAGTTTAGCATATATTTGTCAAACAATTAACAACAACACCAAAGATACACAAAATGAACACAACGAAAACAAACAGAGTTAAAGAAGTAATTTCACAAGTAGCAGGAATCGCAGTTGACTTTACAATCAGAGGCGAAAAGTCTTTCACATTTCACTTTGAAGGAAAGAACGAAAGAGCAATGAACAGAATTGCAAACTATTTTATTTCAGGCAACGCATCGGTTCAATCAGAATACGATTCAGAAATCGATTACACTTGCATCTTTATTGAAGCATAACAACTAAAACCAAATAATCAAATGAAAAAACAACTACTGTACATCGCGCTTCTATTCGGAGCAATGTTAATCGCAGGAACGATTGACGAACAAACAAGAATCTTAGAACAACAACCAAACACAACAAACAAATGAAAGTAGAACTAATTCAAAAAACAACGTTGACCGATATGTACTACAAGATTGTAGTCAACGGAGAGTTTCATATGTCGTACAACGACTACGACGAAGCGGTGCGCGCTTACGACAAAATCAAGTCAGCCATTCCACGCGAAGAAGTAATCTTATCAAAAGAAATTTAAAACCAACAAACAAAATGAACAATGAAAAACATCTTTACACAACCCCGTTCTTATTTGAAAACGACGTTAAACTCATTATGGATTCAATCATGCAAACCCAAGATTATTGGGGTAGCAAGAGAAATGGAACACTGGCTTGGGATACGTTTTGTCAAAGTCGAATTGACGAACTTGAACCACTACTCAACAAACTTGATTCAACATCTTGGAAAGAACTACCAGAGCCAACAAAAGAAATCTAACTTTATTTGCGTTTCTTCGTCAGCGTCAGCGTACAACCTAACACACAACGAAGTCGCAGCCAACATTGAGAAACATCAAAAACTTTCGGAAGCGCGTTGGAACGACAACTTAATTGAATATATTTGTAACCACTAAAAATCAAATAAACTATGTACTGTCCTAAAATCACTTACTGCTTTAACGATGACGATATACGCACGTTGAACGAAAGAATTAAATCAATCGCAAACAACTACAACGACGACCGCACAGGCTGGTTTGAAGTAGACGAACAACAACACCTGACATTTGTAGACGAACAAGACAATATGTACACAATCAGTTTGCGCGGTCGCTTCTGGAAGAACGACGATCCTGAATTTGACTTGGACTACGTGACGTTAGAAAAGGACGGTGTTTCGTTTAGCTTCGACATTAACATTTTTGATGACCACGTGTAATGGGTTACTTCAAACGGATAAACGAACAATCCGACATTCACGACAGTCAGTTGAGGCATATCCAAAGCGACCACGAACTCGCTATAAAGTTCGAAGAATACTTAAATCAATTTAATAACAACAAAATAAACAACAACATGAGCATCATTGCACAACAAACAAACAACGGCGGCGGCGGACAAACAGTACCTGCTGGAACACACGTAGCACGCTGCTACCAAATCATTCACATCGGAACAATCCTCGACACCTTTCAAGGTGAGGAGAAGTTAGTTAACAAAGTTCGTTTGGTATTCGAACTACCTTTAGAAACCGCCGACTTCGGTAAAGGTGAACAACCATTCTCAATTGGTCGCGACTTTACTTTGTCTATGCACGAAAAGAGCGGACTGAGAGCCTTCGTTCAAGGTTGGTTAGGCAAAGCATTCAGCGACGCAGAAGCTAATAAATTTGACATCGCAACGCTGTTAGGTAAGGAAGGAATGGTGAACGTAATGCACCGCACCGCGAACACAGGACGCACCTACGCAGACATCAAAGGTGCTTCGCCACTTGTTAAGGGTATGACTTGTCCCCCATTGGTGAACTCGGCTTTCCTTTTGGACTACGATAGCGAAGATTTTGACTTGCGTTTTAAGATGTTACCAGAGTGGTTGCAAAACAAGGTCAGCACGTCGGCTGAATTTAGCAACCGATTGGACCGCGCTGCGGATCAAATGAACAAGGCAAAACAGATGCTTGAAAAAAGCGGTTTAGTTTCTACTGACGAAACAGACGATATGCCATTCTAAATAATACGAGAGGGTTGAAATATACCCTCTCTAATTTCAAAAACCACACAATCAAAACACAATGAAAAAATTAGTATCACTTGAAAACCGCGTTGAGAAACTACTTAAGAAGTACAAATTTCTCCGCAACAACAACAACGCACTTTGCGTGAAAGTTTGGGAACAACAGTTCGACGAACGCAAGGACATTACAAGCAACTTCTTTGCTATGTACGAAAGCGGCAAGTACGTCAGCGCGGACAACATCACACGCATAGCACGACTTGTTAAGCAATACAATCCAGAACTACGCGGAACAAATGACAAAGACAACAAGAAGAAAGCGCAACTAATCAAACCACTATTAAGAAAATGAAAACAAGAAAAGAATTTAACATTGCAAGAGTTCGTGAATTTTGCAAATTAGTAAATGAAGGAATAAAACCTCACCACGCATTGACACAAATGAACGCGTGTAGCGGTTACGTTAGACCACTAAAAAAATCGGGCTTATACTGGAAAGAAAAAAACGGAACGTATAAAGCCGTTGAGCGTATCCGAGCAGATCGTTATGAATTGTTTGTTAAAGCTAAAAACGAATACAACAAAATGAACTACTTAAAGTATGAAAAGCAATCTATTGAAAAGAAAAGGTCTTATACCAAATTCGTAAAACAAGCAACGCTTTTCAATCAGGCAAAAGAACCAAAACAAAAGACAACAATACCAGTTCGAAAAAAAATACAACTGTCCTTCATTCAACGCGTGGTAAAATCACTTTTTAAACTATGAACAAACAAATCTATAAAACGCCCTTCGGTCGCCTTGTTAAGATAAACTTTAAGACAATGCAGAACTTCAAGAACGTTCTCCGCATCAGCGATCCAACGGCACGACTTTACGTTACGCATCCAGAACGAATGAGAATCAAAGACTTCAACAACATCTGTTTGCACACAGGATTGTCGCGCGAAGAAGTATTTAGCACCTTTACACCAACCAAATTAATAAACGAAGAAAATGACTAACGAACAGATAAGAAACGAAGTGCTTGACATGATACCATTCAGACACATGGAACGCTTCGAAACACTTTGGCTTATGCTGACGCCACGCTACGAAAGATTGACGACGGAACAAATAAAGATGCAACAAGAACTGGAGAATGAACGTGAAATGTTTTGGTCAGCATTGGAAGATATAACGTGCAGCGTGTTGGGAATACCTTCGCAAGCGTTATACACACCAACAAGACGACGTGAGATTGTAACAGCAAGACAAGTTATATTCTTTCTTATTCGTCCTTGCTACCTTCAAAGCTACGAATCAATAGGGAAGCACTACGGCAAGGATCACGCAACGGTTATGCACGGAGTGAAGCAAGTAAGTTGGCAAATTGAGTGCGACAAGAACTATGCAGCCAACGTTGAACGCATCTGTTATTTATTAAATGATATGGGTTATGCTAAACCAATAAAATTTTACACTAAATTTGTCGAGCATCTGGAACATCAAAAACAAATCAAACTTAAAAAACAACTAAAAAGAAAATGAAATCAGAATTAATCTTTTGTCCGAATTGCGAAAGCAAAGAACTCGGAGAGCGAGTTGATGAAATCTTACGTGACCAACAGCTTGAAGATTGGGACACCGCCTACGAATTTGTTGACGACGAAGGAGAAATCAAAGTGTGCTTCGATTGTCAGGACTGGGACGACGCAGACGACGACGCAAAAGGTGAGGGTTGGGACTAAATAAAAAACAAAATGATGTTAATACTACAACTAAAAAAGAGAATTGAGATTCTCGAAGCGCAGGTTCAACAATTGTTGACAGCGCAAACAACACCAACGCTAATCGCAAAAGAAAAGAAGTCGCCATTTGTCAAACCAACTGTTGTTGAAATCTACGATTATGCCTGTGAGAAATTAAGCAACGACGACGCATTGAAATTCACCGAGAAATTCCACGCACACTACGAAGCAAATGGCTGGAAGGTCGGACGCAATCAAATGAAAGACTGGAAGGCTGCCGTTCGTAAGTGGGACTTATCTACCTTTGTAACTACAAACCAAACTACAAAAATCAAAAATGGAAAATTCGACTCCGATGCTGCGCAACGCATCTACAACGACGCTCACAATTACACAAAGGGTTGATCGTGCGGAACGTGAAAGCGCGTTTGTTGCCGACTACGAACTCCCTGCATTCGTTAAGTTATGCTCAAAGGTCTGCGCTATGTACGGCATCGCACTTCCTGAAGCGCAACTGTTGCAAATGTTGCATGAGTTCATAGGCAAGCACTTTCGTTGGGTTACGTTCGAACACTTCAACCTCGCGTTTGAATTGAACGCAGCGAATGAGTTAGACAAAAAGTGTGAGCATTATGGAGCGTTAAGCGTGTCGTTTATAGGCGACGTGTTAACGGCTTACAAACCACACCGCGACAAGGCGAACCTGCAAATTCAGAGAGAAATTGCGGAACAAAAAGAAGAACAAACCAAACAATTAAAGGAAAGCGAAATGGCGGTAAACGATGATAGCTGGAGAAGAATGCTTGCGGAAGACTTGCAGAACTATAAGAAAGGAAAATATACGGTCATTGAGATTCGTGCGGTGTCGCTTATGCGTTGGCTCGAAGAAAGCAAAATAATAAACGCTGAAACCTTCACCGAAGAAGAATACCGCCTTTGCAAAGCGAACGCAAAGAAGAACGTGTATTTCGAACAACAACTCGTTCAATCAATGGTTGACCGCATGAGCGACCGCAAAAGAATGTTGTTGAAGGAATCAATACGTTTCGAAGGTATGCGTGAGTTGTACAAATTATATCTAAGTAAACAATAAAACAATGGACACAAAAGACAAAATTTTAGCAGTGATTGGTTTTGTATTATCACTTGCGTTAAACGTTACGATCGTTGGCGGAATTGCCTATATTATTTATCACTTCATTACTAAATGGTGGTAAACAAACCATACAAACCAAACTACCTGCCGCGTCAGATTGAAGCGTTAAACTACCTGAACACCGATAGTATCGTTGAACAGTTGTTATACGGTGGCGCGGCAGGAGGTGGTAAGACGAAGTTTGGTTGTATGTGGCAGATTCAACGTCGTTTGAAGTACGCAGGGACACGTTCTCTTATTGGACGTAGCAAATTAGATACGTTGAAAAAGACGACCTTAAACACCTTCTTTGAAACGGCTGAGGAGTTTGGATTGATAGCGAATAAACACTACACTTTCAACGGACAATCCAACGTGATTAAGTTCTTCAACGGAAGTGAAATTGTTTTGAAAGATTTATTCGCATACCCTTCCGATGTAAATTTCAACAGTCTTGGTTCGTTAGAAATCACAGATTATTTTATAGACGAATGTTCCGAAGTAACAGAAAAGGCGGTGAGCATTGTTCACTCCAGATGCCGTTATAAGTTGAACGAGTTCGGGTTAATACCCAAAGGTTTCTTATCCTGCAATCCTGCGAAGGGTTGGTTGTACAATGAGTTCTACATGAAGAACAACCGCAACGAACTACCTTCACACCGCGCATTTGTTCAAGCGTTACCGCAAGACAATCCATTCCTTCCTGTTGCTTACATCGAATCTCTTAGACGCCTTCCTGAATACGACCGCAAAAGACTACTCGAAGGGAACTGGGAGTTCGACGATGATAGCGACAAGTTGTTTCAAACCGAGAACTTATTGCGAATGTTTCGAAACGAAGTAATCAATGAAGGCAAGAAATACATAACAGCCGACATAGCGCGTTTCGGTAAGGATAGAACCATTATCTGCGTTTGGGAAGGTCTAACTATCATTGATATAATTGAGCTCAACAGAGCAGCCATTGACGAAGTCGTGAACAAGATTCGCGTTGTAATGAAAGACCATTCTATTCTTCTTCAAAATGTTATCGCAGATGAAGACGGCATCGGCGCGGGTGCGGTTGACTATCTGAAGTGCGTCGGATTTCAGAATGGATCTAAACCCAAACACCCACAATACCAAAATCTGAAAAGCGAATGTTATTACAAATTGGCGCAATACGTCGAAGAAAATAAAGTCACTATCTTATCCAGTACGCGCAAAGAACAAATCGTTCGTGAACTCGAAATGATTAAGCGACACCGCGCGGACGTGGACGGAAAACTTATGGTCACACCGAAGGACGTTATCAAGAACCGCGAAGGTATTTCTCCTGACGTTGCCGACGCAATCATGATGCGAATGTATTTCGAACTTAATCCTTCTTATGGACAATATGTTGTCGGTTAGAATTATTTAGCATACATTTACAATATGGAAGCAAAAGAAAGGGCAGAAGAACTGTTCAACAAGTATTGCATTTATTTGCGAGCAGGTTTATTATACGATGACGAGGCAAGGGAAGATGCAAAGCAATGCGCTTTAATTGCAGTAGACGAAAGTTTAGAGTATGTGAATTCTCTTGATAATGATACAATAGAATTTCTTATGGATGTAAAACAAGCAATAGAAAAAATAATAATATGAAAAACACACCACTATACGAGTCTTTAAAAATGACTTACGACAGAGAGCGAGAAATTGTTAATTCAATTGCAACCTACTTTCAACAAGGTAAGATTCTCGGAGATATTCTTCTGGAACTTTCACAACGAAAAGACTTAAACGCAAAAGAGAAAATCTACTTAGCGTTAATGATTGGAAGTATGATGTCTAAACCAAACGAAGATGCAAACTAGTATTGATTGGCTTATATCTGAATTTGAAAAACAGATTCAATTTAGACCTGATTCAGAATTGGATATTTGGTTTAAGGAATTATTTCCAAAAGCTAAAGAACTTCATAAAATGGAAATTGAAAATGCTTATTTAGATGGAGATTCTAATGGTTGTGGTTGCTACGATTATAGCACAGAACAAGATGCAGAAGAATACTACAATTCAAAAAATTATATAACAGATGGCGCAGAGCAAAACTAAAAAAGGAATATGTGTTTACTTACACAAAGACCTGTGGAATGAGATTGACGAGAAACGTGGGGAGAATAGCCGCAACATTTTTTTAAGCGAAGCTATCCAGTTCTCAATGAAATTCTACATTCCTGAATCTAAAGTAAAATTGAAAGAACAAACGTCGACAAAATAGCGACGGTTGACGTAACGACTAAAGCGTGGTTTCTGCGCTTTTTTTGTTTCTCTAATTTCTTTTTATCAGCAGCGAGATTGTTAATTTCTTCGGTTAATATGTTTTCCTTCTGTTCATAAGCAACAACCACTTCTTGTAAGTTGTTTATTTTTTCTTCTTCGATGTTTAATTGTTCTTTTAGGTTGTTAATTACCAATGAATCGGAAGCAATAACGCTATCGCAAGAGTTCACCAAAGTGATAACATCAACCCTATTAATAGTATCTCGAATAATAATAGCAGAACGAGTTCTTTTATAGGTGGTTTTGGCTGTAAGTTGAGCATCTTCATACGTTCTCAGTTGTTTGTAAAGTTCTATTTGTTCTTGAAGTAGTCGGTCGTATTCGCCAACGTTGTAGTTAATGACGCTATCTTGTTTTTGTACGTTTTCTTGTACGCTTTTTTTAGGCGTACAACCCCACCAATTCCAACACAACACCAACCAAAGCAAAGACGTTCCAATAAATAGCAGCAATGCCGCAAGTATATTCCTTCTCATAATATCTGACCTTCGTGTATTCTTAAATTCTTAACGCTGTAACTTCCATTCGTTCCTTTTTCAACAATAGCAAAGCCGTGATTGTACTTCGAATATGGGTTGTAGTCAGGACTTAATTCAGATAAGCAACCAACACCCCAACAAGTGATAAACTTGCCGTTAGCGTCCCTTTCGTTGTGTTCCGCCGTCTGGTGATGATGTCCACACAACGCAGAAACTTTTGTCTTCATAAACAATCCACGCGCTACGTTGACCGACGGAAGGAATTGTTTTCCAAACTCATGTCCGTGAAAGATTGAAAGTTTACCGATATTCAATTTGCTCTTGCCGTCAATCCAAGTGATGTTGTGTTTGTCTAAATGACACAATGAAGCAAAGTCGAAAGCGTCAATGTCGAATAGTTCTGGCGCTTTAATACGCATATATCTCCAATATCTTTCTTCGTGGTTTCCTTCCTTATAATAAATGTGAGCTGTTGGAAATTGTTTGCGTAACGTATCTACAAACTGACGCATTGCGTACAACTCGTCTTTGAATTTTCTTTTGCGTGGATCTTTGACAAAGTCGCTAATCATGTGACAGTCCAACGCGTCCCCGTTTAGAATAACCGCGTCGCACCCCTGACGAACACCTTCGTTAATTGCAACCGTTAACGCTTCGTTATCCTGATAAGGAATGTGAACGTCGCAAAGAATCAAAAACTTCGTTCCCTTAACCTCAACGTGTCTGCGCTTTTTAGCATACGACTTCGGAAGGGCAAATGGGTTAAGTGGTCGTGGCTTTGCTTCAAACAATGACTTGTCCGTTGTTCTCTTTCTTTCAAGGTTACCATGCTTACCACGAATAGTGCGGATAAAGTCACGCGCGTGTTCTTCTGTTGTGTAAACTTCGGGATATTCTGCAAACAATTTCTTCGCAAGAGTGAGCGAAGGAGCGTCTTTGAATTTAGAACAAACTTCCTCAGCTATTAATCTCGCTGGTGTTTTCGGTGTTGCCATTCTTTGCTTGTTTTGTGAATCTCTCAATTACAGTACCACCGAACAATCCTGCGGTCAACAATGCTAATGTGTCAAACATTGCAATGGGACAAACGTAGGTTGTAAAAGTCGCAACATAGGTGAAAGCAATTAGGTTAATTGTAACAAATATAGCAACAATTCGTTTCGAACTAACTTTTGAACACGAACTTAACAAAGATATTAACCATTCTTTCATATTAGACGCAAGACAAGTTGAACAATAAGACCACCAACGACACCAGCAGCGGTTGCAATACCACTAAAACGAGCGACTTGTAAACGTTGGTTTTGAATATACTTGTCGTGTTTTTGAACCTTACTCACAAGACCTTCGATTTTCATTTCGTCATCACCAATAAGAACGTGATAAATGCGGTCTATCTTCTTATTCATATTCTGCAATTCCTCGTGTATCAAAGCTATCTCGTTTTCGGTGTTCATGTCATTTGAAGTATAGTTGTATTTCTGCCTCTCTGCGTGTAACCAAACCATTTAAGACTTTACCACCGCCCTTGTTCCAAAGTTTGAAAGAATCTGCAATTGTTGGATCTTGTGGATTGATATTTAATTTCTTAAACACCGAAGAACGTTTAAAGCCACCCGTACCAATGTTGTACGCAAGTGAAACACACGCGCTAAATTGATTATCGTTGAGTGGTTTCAAAATAAAAGGAGTGATTGAAACTGCGAACTGGTCAATTATAAACTTCGCTAATTCGTCAGCACGTTGCTGAGTGATTACGTCGCCTTCTTTCACCTTATCTCCGTTCTCGTAGAAAGTATTTCCAAAGCCAATAGTCCACACGTTTGCAGGACATTTATACGCTTTCAATCTACAACCTTCAAAACGCTTTATTAGAGCGTATCCTTCTGCGTTAACTTTCATTCACCAATCTTTTTATTTGTTTCTCTTTTCGAATTAAATACTTACGGAATTTCTCCTCGTAAATCTTTTGCTTAACCATGTCTTTCTTGCGTCCCCTTGTAGCCATGTTTTGTTTTATTCGTTATCTAATCCACCCCAAACCTTGTCTTCTGTAAGTGTATGCGTATCTATCGCGTCCTGTACTAATCTCAAAAGCGTTGGAAGGGTACACGTTAGTCTGCGACCATATCTGTTGAGTTACGTTTGTCGTGTACTCTGGAAAGTCCGATTGATTAAAACACAAATAGTCAACCATTCTTTGAGTGTAAAACATAGCTTGTGAACGTGCTTGGTCGCGGTAGTTCTGCAAGTCGGTTTGTGTTATTGGTGTAGTGTCTTCGCTTGTGCGAATTACTAAACTTCCGTTATCCGTTTTAACGTACAAATGAGGCAGCATTTCATACAAAGACCACCACATAATCATTCGACGCAAGTAATTGTCAAGAAGGGTTGCGTATGCGCCCGTGATGTCATCGTTGACAACATCTTCTTTCACTTTGTTATAAAGGTCAGTTCCTAAATACAACTGCGCGTACTTGTCCTGCGACAAATAGATAGCAGGGTACATAAGCAACGGATCGACTGAGCCGTTAATCCAACTATATTTTTTTATGTAGTTTTCGTCAATGAGTAGAACTTCGGGTTGTAGTGCCATTTTTTATGAGTATTTAATTGAACCTCGTGAGGGTGTGTTAATTGGAGCAACACCTTCAGCTCCTTTTTGCGGTACAAATGGATTGTTACCAACGCGCTTGTCGTTATTTAATCCGTCGTTAGGAAGTACACGTCCTTTTGAATCTCTTTTACGAATGTAAATTTGACGCTTCCAAAAGTGATGACAAAACGCGCCACCTTTCCAAATAAATATGTCGTAGGTGTTTGAACCGCCTGGTCCGAAATCGGGGTTAATGTCGGGATCTTTGCTCATCTTTTCAATATCTTCATATCTAAAAGACAAACCTGCTTGAGAAATACCTACCATTTCTTGACAAAACTCACGACTATTTTCGCTTAAGTTTTGTGAGTAAGCATAACGTAATTTGTAAAGTCCTGTGTCGCCAAAAGCAGACCTTTCGTCAGCGTTTGCGTAACTACGAACACTCATATATTCCTGACGGAAATTAGCCTCGTTTTCGGGTTCTGTTACGTCTTCTTCACTCAACAACTCCCACTCGTCTAAATCGACTAATTCAGCTTTTTCTTTTAGCGCGTTAATCCAAAGACGACCTTGCTCATCTGAAAAATCATTTTCAGCAGCAACTACTTTTTTTTTTAACTCAGCAGTTTGAACCGTTGGTTGAACAACAACTACTTCGTCGAATACGCTGTTCATTGTGATAGTTAAATCACTTCCAAGAATAGGCGCGAATGTATTTGTAATGATTCTTTGGTATGGCTTGATTACTTGATTGTTGAATATCTCCATTCCAACCAACATTTCGTCCTTATTCGAACCGAATCCTGTTGTATCTCTAATTCCGTGAATCAATGGCGACACAACGCGGTGTCCTACCATGATTTGCTTTGCGGTTTCTTCTGATAAGAACTGATATTGTTTGTCAGCGTCCGACAAAGGAAAGTCTTGTATTTGTGGAGCGCGTGTAGGATCTTCGTTGAAAGTCATTAAGAACTTCCCTGCGTTACTTGCACCGCTCAATCTTTCTTCCCACTCACGACGTATTGCCTCACGTTCTTCTTTCTGCGGTATTCCGTTTAAGAAGTTAATGATGAATGAAGGAAATAATCCGTTTAAGATATTGTTGACGTGGTATAGTCCCATTTGATAAGACAACTCAACGTAGTTCAACGCTCCGAAGTAGTCAGGCTTTGCGTAGTACGAAGAACCTGCCATCATTCCGTGAGCGTAGATAACTTGACGCGGTTGTTCTTCCGCCTGTGAAGGATTGAATGCAGGAATGAACTCAGGCTTTCCTTTTTTGCTTCGTGAGTTAGCCCAGTCACGTGAATACCAAATTCCTGTAATGTCATCTTCTTCTTTGTCGTAAGCAAGACGACAGTTCTCAAAAGGCAAGTGGTTGATTTTAACAACGCGAGTGAAGTCCATTGACCAAATCACTTCGGCAACAAATGCACCTTGAAGTTTTAAGTCGAACGCAATACCTTGCAATGCGTTGTCGAGAATCGTACCGGTACCTTTGCCTTCAATCATGTAAGCAATTGAGTTCGTCAATGCGTTGTGAATAGGACTGTTATAATAAAGCGTGATTAGGTGCTGAGGAAATAAGTTGTTGTAACCGTAGTCAATCCAACCAGCACGGTTCTCTTTTTCAGTTGCTTCAACTGGTTCGTATGCCGATAAGTTAATTGCTTGAATGTTATTTTCCATAGTTATGCACCTGTATAAATTACGTCTACGGGAATCGTAGGCGAAGAAACGTCGAAGTAAATTGTTCCATCTTGAAGTATCATTGAACCACGTTCAACCAAACCTACAACGGAAGCGTTTGTTGGATCTAAATTAACCGCGCTGTTTTGTCCGTACACGTCGTACTTATATTTTCCAGCGTCAACAAGACCAACTGTTGTCAAACGTATTTTAGTAACACGTTCATTTTCGTTTATGACCTCTACGACCTGACCAAGTTGTTCACCTGTCATTTCGTATGTCATAACAAGAAGGTAATTTGTAAACGCAACATTGAAGTAAGCACGTCCCTCGTCTAACGAAAGCCATGCGTATTGATTCGCAGTATTTGTATTCAAATAAACCATTCTAACTTTTATTTGTTTGCTAAAATTACATCACAGAGGGACGCTTTGCCCCTCTATGTGTAAAAGTTTTTTGTTAGTCAAGGATTGACAAAGGCGCACCGCTCAATTTGTACGCTCTTTTTGGAGTTTCGTGTACAAATGCAAGTGTGTATCCGTTCATATCACCTAAAGCTGTTCCTGTCGCTGCTGTTCCTGTTGAAAGGTCAGCACCGAACTCATAACCAACAGCCCACCAATTATCGCTGGAATCGTTAACGAAAACCATTGGACGACCTTGTGCAACTGTTTGCAACTCCAAACGCTTTGGAGCGCTCAATTTGTTCAACATAACGTTTACCGTCTGCGTGTAGAAAATAGTTCCTGCATCGCGGTTGAAGTTAATTGTTTCTTCAAACGATCCTGTTTGTGTTGGCAATTCGTATGTGTACAAATCACCTGAGATTGGGCCAACGATAGCAGTAACAATTTCGTTTGCGTCAAAAGTTAACGAAGTAACCGTGTCGCAAAGAATGATTTTCTTAATACCACCGATGCCGTCTTTGCAATCGAGTGTGAAACCTGTGCTTAATTCACATGCCATATTATTAATGTTTTTATTAGCACAAAAGAGGGGTGGTTTTTATGCCACCACCTCTCTATATGCAAGGGTTAGAATGGTTGAGATTAGGCAGTATATTGGTAGAACGCGATTTCGTTTCCGAATCCGTATTGTACACCTGCGAAGAAAGACGCTGCGAAACGTACGTTGTCAGAAAGGTCGTATTGGTACATATCTAAAACCGCTACGTTGTTCCATTGGTCAAGTAAGTTAGTACCGAACCAAAGGTTTGATTTTTGGTAAAACGCCATTGTGTCGTCGCTCATTCCAGGACATTCGATAACGTCGTATTGTCCCTGCCAGTTCATTACAACTGATTCACCTTGATACAAGTAGTATCCACCACCAAGACCAAGAATTGCGCTTCTGTATGCTTCAGCAACATTTGAAGAAACTGCGATAACAGGCTTTTCAGTAGCACGACGAACGCGTGTTGGAAGTGTCAAAACAAGTTTACCCATTTCCTCGATTACGTTTGCAGAAGTGATTGCCTCTGGAGCATCAACGTCAAGAACATCTCCGTCAGCTAAGAACAAAGTTTCGAAACCTGCGTACTCACCAGCGTTAGCGTTAACACCCTGCCATATCAATACTTCGTTGCGTGCTGCAACACCCGCCAATACGTTAGCGATTAAAGCGTCAGTCAATGAAGCGTGAAGGAATCCGTCTTGCTCAGACTTAGCTTCCCAATCAGTCAAGAAATCTTTCTTGCAAAGTTGACGGTGAACTTGGAATTTCTCCAAAGTCAAGATACGCTCTGTAAGAGTAACAGTTCCAGTTGGTGTGAAGTCACAAGTCGCGTTTGCGAAAGTGATAGAATCAACTAATTTGCGAACAACTTGCTTGTACTCGATGTTCTCTTTGAAAGTAACAGCAGCAAGTGATTCGTTGCTTAAAAACGCAGCGCGGATATATCCTGCTGCTTCGCGACCTGCGTAGGTCGTAGTTAATGAAGTGGTAGTAGCCATTTTTTATTTTGTTTTTTTATTTTTTTAAGTGAAATAAGAAGCGTTCTTCTGCTGACATTTTATTGTAGCTTTTTGAAGGTGCGCTTACTTTTGATTGTTTAACTTCTTTGATTGATGTTGCCGCAGGTTGTGCGCTCAACTTCTCTACGTTAGCAGAAAGTTCGGTGTTTGCCTTCTTGATGTCGGCAAGTTCGCTTTCTAATTTAGCAACCAAAGACAAAAGACCTTCAACCTCTGCGTTGAATGTGTCCTCAACAACAACTTCCGTTGATTGTTCTTCTTCGATTGTTATTTCAACCTCTGGTTCTTCAACCATTGGCTTCAATTCAACAAGTAGTCCGTCAGTAACAACTACAATAACCCCTTCGGCTGTTGTGTATTCTCCGTCCGCTACAACAACTTCGTTGCCTTCTGCGTCTTTTGCGAATACACGAACTCCAGGCGCCCATGTGTCGCTGTCTGAATAGATGCTTGTTCCGTCCTCTAATACCGCTTCAACCATTTGCTTAACCTCAACTACTTCTTCAGCAGATAGGCTTACATTGTGCTTTGCGAAAAGAGCGTTAACTTTTTCTCTTAAGTTCATATAAGTGTTTATTAAATGTTTAGTTCCTAAATAGAAAAACCTGTATATTTGTTTCACAATTCGGCTTTTCATAGTTGATTTTGATTTTTAGGTTTGACGAGGGGAGTAGTTACCCCTCGTTTTTTTTTACCCTAAAGAATCCAATATCGTGTTTAGCGTCTTCATTTCGTCGTCGGTCAATCCGTAAGACTTGAACCCCATTTTACCGCCATCGTCCGTTATCTTGGTGAGTGCGTTGAGAAACAGGGTAGCATCGTCGTTGAATAGTTCGACCTTTAAGAACCCCCCTGCTTCTATGTTCATTTAATCCTCTTTCAAAAGGTCATTTAGTTCTTCAAGAATGGCAGCAAACTCGTCGTGTGAGTGCAAATACATTTCTTTCTCAACTTCAAATTTTCCTTCGATTGAGAAACCCAACACTTCTTTGTTTTGTATCTGCTGTTTCACTTCTTCGTTGTCCACTTTCATGCAACCGAACCACGTTCCTTCTGGAAGGTCGAAGCCGAAGTTCTTTGACTTGTCGTTTTCGCCTTCAATGATCCACGTTTCCACCAAAGAAACACCGTCAACCACTTTCGCGTGTTCAACTGTTGCGTTGTTGGTCATGTTTTGCTTTAAGTAGTTGTAAGCAATTGAGCGAATGGTGTCCTTTGAATACTTAACGTAGTATTCTTCATTCGTCTTGTCGTCACGTCGGTAGATTAGTTGGTCAGGAATCAATAGAGCGCCGTATAAAAGACCTCTAAAATCTTCTTTGAACTTTACCGTATGTTGTTCGCTTAACGCAACGAAATCGACACCTATTGCAGGTTGTTCTACCACGCTGATTGCGAATACTCCGAGCGAACCTTCGTCGTCCACTCCGTATTCAATAACTTTAATTTTTTTGTTCATGTTTTTATCCTCCTAATCGTGATTGGTTTTGAATTAACTGTTGTGCTTCTAAGTTGCTTGACACTTGACCGCCTAAGACGTACGCTTGCAATGGTGGTTGTTGGTTGGGTTGCTGACTGATAAAGTCGTAGTTAGCAGGGGAAGGTGCTGTTGTTCCACCACTTGCGCTTGGTACACTTCCACCGCCACCACCACCACTTGTTCCACTTGTTCCTTGAAATTGTTGTTTGCTTATAATGGCGACACGCGCAAGACCTTGTGCTATTGCTATTCCTGCTGCTATTGCTGCACGAACAGGTGCGTCTGGTGTACTAATAGCCATTTGCGAACGATACGCTCCTTGTGCGGCAAGATATGTGTCTATGGTAGCTGTTGCTATACTTACACCCTTTTGTATTGCAAATGCTTTCTTCTGTTGCGCTTCAGACTTTCCTGCAAATGCCGCTGCTAAATCTCCAATGATTGATAAAGACGTTTTTAATGCGTCAACGCGAAGTTGTGCTTTTGCTGCTTCCGCTTGTCTTAATTCTTCAAGTTCTTCTTGTGTATGTATAGATTTTAAGGCGGTAAGATTTGCATGTGACTGCATTTCGGCAAGAAGTTTTGCATCTGCTTTTTTCTTTTCTCTTGCCTTTAAATCTTCGTAGCTAATAGATGCCATTCTATCATCTTCAGCCATCATTTCGTCGTTTAATTTTTTACGACGTTCTAACTCATCTTTATCTGATTGTTCTTGCAAACGTTTCTTTTCATCTTCTTCTTTTTCTCTTGCAGTTTTTGCTGCTTTAGTTCTTTCATGAATTGCTTTTACTTCGGTGTCAATAGTAGCTAATACCGCAGAAGATGCTTCTTGTTCAAGATATGCTATTCTTTGAGTAGATTCTTCTAAATCTAAAGCAGCTTTTCCTATTCCTTCTGTACCATTGTACCATTCACTTATATTTTGGTTTGTTTCTTTAAATAATGTTTGTGTATTAAATCTTGCTGTTTCTACTGCTTTATCAAATTCTTGTTGAGTTAATTTTCCTTTTTTAGCAGCAAGTTCTTGTTCTAACGCTATTTTCTTTGCATATTCTTGTTCTAATAATCCTTTTGCTGCATTTGCTTTTGCTTCTTTTTTTATGTTGTCAATTAACTTTACTTTTGCTGCATTTAACGCTTCTGTATCGTTAATATCTCCATTGATATTTGAGAAGTATGCTGGATACATATCTTCTAAATCACTCAATGCTTTTCTTCTTTCTTTTTCTGTTAAATTATGGTCTTGAACTCTTTGAGTTAATATCTCAATTTGAGCAATATTTTCTGCTCCTTTTGCAAGTTCTTGTTTTGTTGCTTCATTTAAATCATTAGTAACTCTTGTAAGATTTTGTTGTTCTATTGAAGTTTGTTTTGACCATGTAGCAATTTCTTTCCAATTGTAAGCAATAGCAGCTAAAACACCAACAGTTAAAAAGAAAGGATTAGATACAACAGAAGCAGCAAGATTTCCTAAACCTTTAACTAATCCTCCTACTTCTTCTTTAATTGTTTTAAAATCTATTTTTCGAACCGCTGTTCCCATTCCTGTAAGCGCTTGTCCTGCGCCTTTCAAGTCCAAGTCCATAAGACGTGAACCGAACAAACCAACGTTGTTAGAAAGACCTTCGAAGGCGTTACCAGCGTTAGCACTAATCTCTGCGCCTAAGTCGGAAATGTTGTCCTTCAACTCAGCAGCACGTGCAGACGCTTTTTTGAACGCGTCGCTCGTTTGATCCATCGTGAGCAACTGATTATTCAGCGCACGAAGTTCAGCCTTTGCGCTCTTGAATCCTGTCGCCGTATTGTCCGCAGCGTTTGCGGTTTGGTTGAGGATATTAACCGCATTTGTGCTTACGTTGAAATCTATTGTATTCGCCATTATGAGAGTAGTTTATAAAGTATAAATATCCAAAACGCTACGTTTAACGAAATACGTGTCACTTTCCAAGCGTAGTGCTTCCACATTTCCAACTTACGTTTGCCGTTAGCCATTATTCCGCTCTCGCCTTTTGTCTTGATATTCAACTTAATGAACTCTAAACAAGCGACCATTGAGTGTGCTTTATTTTGAAAATTATTTATCATGCTCTTTCGATTATTGCGTTAACAACAGACGCTGTATTTGCGGTGAAAGCAATAGCACTTCCAACCGCTATATTGTTTCCTAAAGTATAAGCACTTCCGTCGTCGGTAATGGTTACAACAGGACTATTCTTTACGTTGTCAATCTTGTTAATGATTAAGTCGTAAGGAGCGAAAACGGTAGCCGTTAAACTGCTCATGAAGTCAATAGTCCACGTTATCGTGTTGTCGTTTTCGCTATCAATCTTCCAGTTGCTGCCGTCGCTCACCAAAGTCACGACACTACCGCTTGTTTTTATTGTGTACGTTATTGCGCTTTCAATCTTTTGCCCTGTGTATGCGTGAAGCGTTGCGCCATAATCGTCGCTTGCTAATTTTATGCTGATGATTGTCCCTCTCGTTGTTTGTGCAGAAGGAAGGTAAACATCAATATCTGCGGCTAAGTCAGTAAGTAAAATCGTTCTGTCGAAATTAGTCACTACATAATCGGTACTTATTGACCTTACTGGCTGCGATACCGACGCGTTAAAGCTCACAGGCGCACCGAAGCGTGTTGGTGCTAACGTTGGTGCTTCTGCCGTAATGAATGAACGTGTGCCGATGTTTGGAACAGAGAAACAATTATTCTTCGCAGAGTTCCAATAGTAGCCAAAGCGACGACAACAATCTTCGGTGACTACCGCAGGATCTCCGTTTGGTGTTTCCCAATTTATTGTTTGGTCAAGATTGGCGGTGATAGGTAAAATGTCGCAGTCGTTGTCTATGTCCAAAATACGAATAAGTTTTACCTTTGTCATGTTTTGCTCACCTACAACGTAGCCTTCGATGTCTAACACTCTCCACCATGAATCAACAATCCATATTTTATCTGACCATTGAAAAGTAAATATGTCGTTTAGTGTTAGTGCAAACATACCCTCTAATATGCGCGCTTGTCCGTCGTATAACTCGCGGTAATAGTTACGCCACCAACGGTTGTAAAGGTTGTTGTATGGGGGCGCTATGATTGTGTGAAGTGGTACTTCGGGTGCAAAGTTTAAGTCTGAATCTCCGACACTTGCGTTCATTGTCGAATAGTTATTCAAACACTTAACAGCCGTTTGCACTACTGTATTTGTAACCTCATCGTACATATTCACGAAGAAGTCAGCGAAGTAATAAAGTATGCGTGGTTTTGGTTGCACGAATTGACCTTCGCCATTGATGAAACGAGGAACTACAACGTCAGTATTCTCAACCGCCCGTGAAGGTGTTGGTGCAAATGCTAACTCAACCTTTTCTTCTCCAGTTGCAAACTCGTTGATTACTTCAAAGTCGTTCTCCGTTACTTCGTAGCTTCCGAAGATATGACCGTTGTCTTTGTAGACGTTGTTGTAATAGTCTGAATCTTCGGTGTACGTGAAGGTGAACTTAGCCTTTTGAAGGTCGGTTGTTGGATAGTACGTTATGTCTTTTGAAAGGTCGAGTTTCTCCGTCCAATCTAACGTGTTACCGCTTCCGATATATTCAACAAGTGGTTCAATGCGTAATGTGTTTGGAAGTGTGCGGTCGGGAACGAAGGCAAGGTTGAACATCTTTTGAATAGACGTGATAAAGTCTATTTGCTTCATGTCTGGAGCGTTGTATTCCATAACACACGCATCACCTGTTAAAGATGTTCCAATGCTTACAATTTCCAATCCTGTTCCAAAAGAATCTACTGCTCCCGTTCCGAATAAATCAACGTCCCAAGTAAATGTTCCTGCGGTTGAATCTTGTGGAAGTATTTGCAACTTGAATTTTACTTGTTGTCCTGCATTAAATGCAAAAGTTTGCGTTGTATCTAAATAAAACAAATAACTTGTTTGAAGCAATTCGTAGTCATAAGTAAACACATCGTCAACATAAACCAAAACACGCAAAGGATAGTTTCCAAAATCCTCTCCATTCAAAGTATTTACTCTGCCGTGAGCAGTAATGCGAAAAGAGTATTGTGCGGAATATGGAACAGTAAATACTCCAGCACTCCAATTTGCACCTGCATCTTCATATTCAGTTAGTGCGCTGTATAAATTATAAATGTTGTTTGAAGGTGCAAATGTTAATCCGTTAACGTTAGACGCTACTGCTAAATTTGCAGCGTTATCGTTTAGCCCAAGTGTTGCGTTCAAATACTGACCATTGACAAATGGAACATACACGTGTTCAAGACATTCGGTCAATGTATTACTTGCCCATTGAACTCCTGCGTCTTTAAGTATCTCGTCGAACAGATATTGAGCCCTCACGGCAGGTGTCAAGTGTCCTACTTTAAGCGAATTAGGAATATCAGAAGAATAAATTACTTGTCCCTCTGTGTTTGTTGCTGTTAAGTTCCACTTATCGCAAAGCGTCAATATCGTGTGTGCGTTAGGCGGTGTTCCCACGTTAGCGTGAAGCAAGTCGTAGTCCAAGTCACCTGCAACGATGCTCTCAATATCGCGTAGTTTCTTTTCATTTAATAAACGTGAAAGGTTAGGTACTTCACCGAAGAAAACAACTTCAAATTCAAACAATTTTCCACTCTGCCAATAAAGTTTTTTCACTTGAATGTGACCACTTGCTATTGGGATAGTGTTAACCGTTAAGTTCGCAGTCACCTTCTTACGGAAGTCAAACCACCCGTTGAAGTTAACGTTGAAGATAGCACCGAAGAAGTCTACGTTTGTCGCGCTTGCTGGTATGCGAAACTCCTGCGAGTAGTTACCGACAGAACTAAAGTTCGTGAGATCCGTGAACTTATAGTTGAGGTGCATTTTCTCATTCTCGTAAAGGTCAATCGTTGACGCGTTGCCGTTGCTATCGGTCAGCGTTAGTATTACTTCGTTCATCATAAGCCAACAGGTTGTGAGTATTTAAGGTTCAAAGTAACGTTGTAAAGTTTCGAATATCTTTCGTCCTTGATAACAAAGTTTTGAGTGTCGACAAGAACAGGTGTCAGCGTTGCGTCGTCGTTGATTATAAACACGTCGTTGGAACGACAAAGCGTTTGCAATAATTCAAACTCTCCAACGGAAACCCAGTCGCTATTTATTTGTAGTCCTTTCGTTGTCTTAACGTAGCGGTCGGTTGTTCCCCTGTCCCATGTGTTGAATGAAAACGTTGCAGCGTTGTATTGACCTACTACTTTTTGGTATTGTTTGCGGTCGTAGTTATACGATAGTTCCGACTTCTTCGTGAAGTTGAAGTAATCCACACCGCCGCAAGTGTTTGTCCAACCCAAACGCACGTTGTCAAAGCGACAATCATCAGCGACAATATAAAAACAATAGACGCGTGAAGCAGGTGTGTAAACGGGGAAGGCAATTTCTTTTCCAAATTGTATTGTGTAGTATTTAGCACCTGTCAAGTCTATTCCTGTCGCAGCGACGTTTTGATAAAATGCAGCTACTATGTTAACAACAGAATCATTGTTGCCTATTGCAATTGATATTGTATCAATCAAAGTATTTGTGTTGTCGTAGGTCGTAATTACGGCAATGTCGAAGTCATTATCTATAAGCAATGTGGTATAAGAAGGAGCGTACAAAACACCGTAGTCAGCTAATCGAGTAGGAATATAAACCCAATCGTTAGATAGTCCGCGTGCGCTTGCTTCAATCCATTTGTGCGTATCTGTTGTGCGTTCACTCATTGCGTATTTCGTGATGCCGTCTAACGCGTAACGTGTGTTTGGGTTTGGTTTATATCCGTCGCTTACTTGATATTCAGCAAGGAAAGCAAAAACGTCGTCAATGTCAGCCATTCCTGCGCCACTAACGGTGAACACTCCGTCAATCAACCAACCTTCTTTTATTGTGCATGAGATAAACGCTACGCTGGTGTTCTCTGTTCCTGTTGTTTGGAAGTGTTCGTTCGCTTCGTGTTGTAGTTGCTCACGAAATATCGGAGCAAGGTCTAAAATACCTTTGTTTGAAGCGTTAGGTTGCACGTTGACTTGGAACGCACCGAAGTCAAACACAAAACGAAAGCCTGTATTTGCGACGTTGGTTGAACTGCACACGATCATCAGCCGTTGTCCGATAGGTGTGTATTGGTATGGTTGTTCGTTTATTGTAATTGCCATATTTGTTAAATGTCTTTTAGTTGGTTTTCTAAAACTGCGTTAAAGTCTTTTCCGTATGCTTCGACCACCTTCGCTTCGTACTCGTCCCAAATGTTTTCAAAGGCATATTCAAATGCGTTCCACCCCTTGATACCGTCACGACGAACCTTGAACATAATGAGTTTCGCAACCTGTTGTTTTAAGTCCTCTGTTGATTTCTTAAACTTTCCGCTACTCTTATCGCGTAGTCGTATTCCCTTAATTGTCATCCAGTCGTAGATGCTTTTCTGCATTGGCGACATTTGACCTTTCGCAGGTTTGCTTCCGCTTCCTTTCTTAAATGAGTAGGGTGCGCCTTGCGACTTGCTCGTTCCATTCACACCCTTTTCACGAAACAGGAAGTATTGTCCTGCCTTGCCTTTTGCGTACACCGCGACGTTTATCTCTTTGCCTTTAATCTTCAATCGATAAGTTAACGACTTTTCAAGCGTACCACTTGCTACCGCGTTGGTGAAGTTGCGTCCCACCTTTCGCTTCATGCGATAGTCGGACTGCATCAACTCAACAAAGCGTTTCGCCATGTCGTTGACCACAGCGAAGAAGTTGGGTGCGCTCTGTTCGTTAGGCATTAGCTTTTAATGCTTCAACAAATAAATTAATATCTGTATATTTTGAATCGTTAATAGTACAAGAAAGGTCAAGTAAGATTAAGCCACTTGTGGTTGAGATTAATGCTTGACTGCTGCTTATTATTTCATTTTCTCCTTCGAAAGTATATTCGATTGAATTGAAAATAAATCCGTTTTGTGTTGTTTCTATATTCATATTAAATATATTTAGTTGCCCTTGCAAATTTAATCACTGCGCTATCACTTGAATTAGTTAATTGAATTGAAAATAATAAATAATATGATGTATTTGTATTGTATGTTATATTACTAACACTTCCAGCAATACTAAAATCTCCCAAAGTCGCTGTATTTGCTTGAATAGTGCTTAAAGTATTACTCTTTATACTCATATTTCTTATGGATTGAAAAAATTGAGAATTAGTATTTACTAATGTAGCTATCAATGTTGCTCCTGTTATAGTATTTGATGTATTCAAATAAATGCGGATTGCAGCGTTTCCTGCGCTACCTGTTTTTAACGCTCTTGTTATTATTTCAAGCATTCCGCTTGTGGTAAAAGTATTTGCAGCAATTAACATTGATTTAGACAACGTATCTGCGGTTGTTCCCGTTACAACTGTGCCGTCAGTTATATCTAATGAAATGACTGACGGATTACTGCTTCCACCAACTACTAAATCACCACTTCCTAAAACCGAACTTCCATTAATGGTTTTGATGTTAGTACCACTAACAAGAGCTGCCTGTTTTGCGTTGAAGGTAGCCCAATCCGTAGCCGATAAATAACCGTCAACCAAACTGGTAGCAGCAGGCATACTGATAGCAGGTGTCGCTCCACCTGACGACACAACAGGTGCTGTCCCTGTTACGGAAGTTACACCACTCGCAGCCGCTGCTTTTATGTAGACGTTGTTAACCATTTGTTTTCAGTCGCTTCAGTTCCTCAAACATCTCAAGAAGTTGCGCTTCTTTTTGCGCTATTAATTCCTCTTGCGTTGGTTCTTTAATTATTTCAACAATTCCTAACGCACTAATAAAATTATTAATATCGGTAAATGATACATCTTGAATTGTACAAGACAAATCTAATAACACATTACCTTTGTCAGTGTATGCCAATATTTGTGTGCTATTTAAGATTTCAATTGAACTTAAAATATAATCATTTTCTTTGAAGAAAATAATATTGTTTGGTTTAATTACTATATTCATGTTAAAAGTATTTTGTTAATAAAGCTGCTTCAGTTCTTGCGGTATCACCTCCACCCACTGTTCTTATACAAAACAACAAATAATTATCAACAGTTGTATTGAATGGTGTTGTCATCATTTGATCTGCAACGAAATCTGTAAGTTGAGCTCCAGTAGTCCCAAAGTAACATAAATTACCAGCTGTTAAATGAAAATTTCGTGTAAGAGTTGCATAAGTTTGAGTCGTGCCTATTGTCGGACAAGCTGCTACTATAATTGCTCCTGATAAACTATTTGATGTGTTTAGAAAAGCAGAACCAGTAATACCACTTGCAGCACCTGTAATTCTTTTTACTTTGTAAATAACTTCTAACATAGAATTACTTGTTAATGTGTTTGCAGGTATTAAAACTGACAAACTAATTATTTGAGTAAATGGAGTACCAACAGTTGCACCACCTGTTGTATTTATATAAACTGTTGAGGGATTACTGCTTCCACCTCCTCCTACTACTAAATCCCCACTACCAAGCAACGAGTTGCCGTTAATAGTCTTGATGTTAGTACCGCTAACGAGTAGATCTTGCTTGCCATTAAACGTTGTCCAATCCGCAGAACTTAATGCGCCTCTATTGGCTGCGCTTGCTGTTGGAAGGTTAAACGTATGCGTACTTGTCGCTGATGAGATACCGAAGTCAGTGCCACTCGTTCCAGTTGCGAAGTTCTGCACCTGTGCCGTTAAGCCATTCAATGCAGTAACACCTGTTGAGAAGGTAGTAATGACTTGACAAAGATGACTATTTTCAGTATGAAGTGTAATCGTTCTGCCTGAGTGCGTAACGTAGATTCTTATTGCTAACCTATCCGTTACCGTTAACACTGTTTGCGGTACTGCTAATGCACTAACGTAAAGGTGTATTGCCGTTCCGTTGGTGATGCCTTCGGGAGTAGCCGAGTTAGACGCTATCAAAGACAATGTTGCTCCATCCCATTTGTATAACTCAATATAAAATGAAGGAGTGCCACCGCTACTTGATGCGCTGAAATATGTTTCAAAGTTCCAATTTCCTCCAGGTATCTCTAATAGATTTGGAACATTCGCATCTGTAATAAAAGACTGAATGTAACCATCTGCTGCTATTGTGAAATCTGTTCCTGCACCTAAGATAGGCACTCTGTCCATTTCCTTAAACGCTACACCGCCAAATGTTCCTTGTGCTACTGATCCGTTGAGGTAAAATGTTAAAGAAGAACCACCGCCTGATGAAGCAGGGAAGTTAGCCAAGCTACCATCACCTCTCACATATTGTGATACAGTACCTGCTCCTGTAACCGCTATATCTC